TATATTCCTCACCATCAATGACGCGATGAGCGGTTGATAGTAACTGGGCATATTCAATGACCATTTTGACCACATGTTTGTCACACATCATTTGAGCTGATATAACAGGGTCGTCATGTAATCTAAAAATATTCATTCGTAATCCCAAATACAAGAAACAATATCTTTAACAAATTCTAAAGGGAGGTCTAACTTATTAGAAATATCCTGTACTGAAACTGCTTGTTCATATAACTCTTGAACTTCAAAAACTACCGTACTCATTTTACTCATTTTATCTCTCCTAAGTTTTTTACTTTAAGTTCTTTCATCGTATCACTATCAAGAAAATGTCTGTCCATTAGATTAGGTCCAGTAGCAATACTGTAGTAATCAATATCTTCAGGAGTGTGCACAAACATTATTTCACCAGAAAGGACACCACTAGGAGTGTCCCATTGAATTGTCTCACCAACTATACCGTACATTATGTCTTCCCCTTATATCCAAGAGTTTCCATCGCGAAGACCGGAGAGCCTCCGACTTCGTACCCATAATCTTCATCGAAGAATTTGTTGTTGTGGTCAGAAAGATACATATACTCCTCAACATGAACATTTTTCACTAGGAAGTTAACCCATGCTTTCCAAGGTTTGTAACCATGTTTGAATCTCGCGACAAAAGCAGGCTTTAACTTACCGTGCCAACCTACGTGACAGTTAGGATGAACATCTTGCATAAACTTGGCACCTTCGAAATCACCTTTGTATGTTAAGTACATACCGTCCCATTGGAAATCTTCTTTAACAAAATAAGTCATAATAAACACTCTCTCTCAATCATCAATACATAGGTATTATACAATATTTTACACACTTTGTCAACACATTTATTACTTATTTTCAAAATAATATTTAATATCTTTCTTGTTGAACTTGCGGAACTTTCGTCTACTCACGCTCCAAGATTTTTTTGGAGCACTGAAGATTTTCACATCCTTTGTACCATAAGGAACATAACCCACAAGGTCCGTACCCTTAGTTATATACACGTGATTGGGGACTTTGTACTCACCCCAATCGGTCAACTCTTCTCGCCACAAATAGTGACAGGCTTCATCAAAAGTCATATTAAAACTCCACTCGGTCAAAGACAGCAACAGCACCATAGAAGTGACCACCAATCAATCGGTCACAAAGTTGGGAAAATCGTGAGTCAGATGTTGCGGCATAGTTACCACCGAACATTGTCCATTTATCCTTCTTCGATGAGGGAACAACTCTAAGACACTTACGACCACCGATAGGTTCTTCCATAATCAGTTCCGCAGCTGGGTAATCTGAACACGGTTCGAAAGGACCCTCTGCATTAACTATAGTAAAACCCTTACTATATGAAGACTCACCACCAGCGGTGCAGTCGACATTATCTAAAAAACTATTTCCATACGGAACTTGTTTGTAAACACTAACATGAATTCCCATAACATACTCTCTCTTTATCAATTTATGTAACCATTATACAACAGCCAACAAGGTTTGTCAAGCGTTTCTTGAAATTAAATGAAGTTTTTTTATGAGAAAAGTGGCGGAGAGGGTGGGATTTGAACCCACGATACGCTATTAACGTATGCCAGTTTTCAAGACTGGTGCATTCAACCGCTCTGCCACCTCTCCGAAAATTTTATGGTGGGGGGAGGTGGATTCGAACCACCGAAGCTTTCGCGTCAGATTTACAGTCTGATCCCTTTGGCCGCTCGGGAATCCCCCCCGATTAGATTAATCTTTAAACTTGTTATCAATCCAACATTTACCATAGTACAAAATTCCCAACCAAACAGAGAAGAGTATTCCGTCTAGGTAACTGAGTGATTCCCAAACATTTATAGGGTCCATAATGTTTTCCTATATTGGCGGACTGGACGAGACTCGAACTCGCGACCTCCGGCGTGACAGGCCGGCATTCTAACCAACTGAACTACCAGTCCTAGTTAATGGCTCCGTCTGGTGGGCTCGAACCACCGACCCAGTGATTAACAGTCACTTGCTCTACCAACTGAGCTAAGACGGAATAAATTTGTCTGGTGACACAAAACTCTTCTTTGACCTTATACGTTGCACGTGCATAGTCTCCAAGCCTTCTGACTAACGGTACCAGCTACCGACCTACTTGGTGTCGTGTTTCTATTTGGGATGATTAATCCCATTCTCATCATAGGAGAAACAAATAACTACTAGTCCTCAATCATAGGACTCGTATGGTGGAGGTATGCGGGATCGAACCGCAGACCTTCGCCGTGCAAGGGCGACGCTCTCCCAGCTGAGCTATACCCCCAAAATGGAGCTCGGAACAGGAGTCGAACCTGCGACCTGCTGATTACAAGTCAGCTGCTCTACCAACTGAGCTATCCGAGCATTGATTCGTGTATTATAACACAATAAAAAAACTTTGTCAAGTATTTAATCTTCAACAGTTTCCGCTACTAGGGGTGCCTTCCGACGAACCAGTTCATTTCTGGCTTTTTGTTTTTTCTTGCCCGTAGTGTTGTCTTTGGCAATAGATTCTTGGAGTTCTTCGGTAGGAACAGTGTGTATATAATACCGAGTAATATTTCTTTTCCTGTCTTTTGTATCGGGTTTCCATTTGATTGGCATAATAAATTTCCTATTTTTTCATGTTAATAGATAGGTGTTTGGAATGTACCTTACACCCAATAAACTCATTGTAAAAGTCCGAAGACTCTAGTACTTCGTATTGAAATTGGTACTTAGCTTCATAGTAAGAACAGTCTCCTTTAGATTTGCATAATCTAAGTATCTCCCTACTAAAAGCTTCACCACCTTTCTGTTCAACTAAAGATTTAACATTCTCACTTGAACCATAATAATCCATCCAATCAGATTGAACTTTAGTTTTAACTCTTCTCTTTCTCTTTTTGGTGACGGGCAAAGTTTTTGGTTTCCAAAATAACTTCTTACCGATATATTTTTTACCACTATTTTTTTCAGTCACCATATAAACAAACCCGACATAAGTTTTGAGGAACTCATCGTCGGGTTTAAATTCTTTATCTTCATATATCCACATAACAATTATATATGTCTATATTAACTACTCGTAATCATCTACCTCTTCAGCGTCTATATCAGAACCACACATAGGACAGAAACGAGGGACTTCATCCTCATCTATTTCGTACCTTATTTTTACTATTGTAAAAATGTCGCATATTGGGCATTCTATCTCCCACATTATGCTAAACAACCTTTACCATCTAGGCCACAAACCGGACTTTCTTCTTCCTCTTCCCATCCCCATTCTCCATCCATACCATTCACAGAATACTCCGTCACTCTTTTTTCAAAGAAATTATCATGCGAGGCACCATTAAGGACCCAATCTAACCAAGTCAATGGGTTATCCTTAACTCCAAACTTTGGTTTCATTCCGAGTTGAAGAAGCCTACGATCAGCGATGTGACGAATGTATTGTTTAACATCTGTTTCAGTTAGACCTTCAATAGTACCAGACTTATATGCAAGTTTGATGAATCGATCTTCTAACTTAACAGCATTTTTTGCCATCTCATAGATCTTAGACTTGAGTTCGTCATTAACAATACGTGGGTGTTCTTCACAGAACTCACGGAATAGTTTTGCATTACCCTGTACGTGCATAGTCTCGTCACGGATAGACCATTCTACGATTGTTCCCATACCTTTCATCTTACCGAAACGTTGGAAGTTTAGTAGCATCACGAATGATGCAAACAGAGACATACCTTCATTGAATACGGACTGAGCTAGAACAAGTGCTAGTCCGGTATGGGAGTTTATATTCCCCTCTTTCATGAAGTCTAACTTATCTGCCATTTCACTATATTCTAGAAATGCGTGATGTTCTTCATCAGGTAAACCTAGAGTGTCATTTAACAACGCATAAGCACGCTGATGAACACCTTCACGATTAGCAAAAGACGCTAACATATTTCTTATTTCATTATTCTTGAATTTGGGTATAAGAAGTTCGTGATAGTTTTCTCCTACCTGAACATCTGACTGCGTGAACAGTCTCAATATCTGAGTTATGAATTCCTTTTCTTGTTCAGAAAGTTTAGTCTTCCAATCCTGAATATCTTCAGAAAGTTCGGCTTCATCTTCTACCCAATGAATCTCTTCATGTTTTTTTACCATATCTACCGCCCAAGGATAGGCGAAAGGTTTGTACGATTTACTAAATTCTAATAGTGACATTTATCCCTCACAAGCTCTGCATTCTTCGGATTCTTCTTGGACCGGATTGTCCAAGAACTTCATTAAATCTTCGTACCCACCAACATATTTTCCGGAGATATATATTTGAGGTACACTTTTTACTTTTCGACCAGTGACTTCGGCCGCAGTCTTACCCACTTCTTTTAGGTTTATATAATCATAATATATGCCACGTAATTTTAATTCATCTTTCGCTAACTGACAGAAAGGACAATTGGGTATACCATAAACAAGAGTTCTTGTATCCTCCCCAAGAGCAACTCGTTCTACCTTCTCCGAAACATTTTCTGCACGACTCTTAGCTTCAGTTCTTAAATAATATAATCCCTTCAAACCTATTTTCCAAGCCATAAGATGAACCCTATTGACATAATGTTTATCTGCCCCAGCTGGGAAAAATATATTAACGGATTGTCCTTGACAAATATATTTTTGTCGATCTCCAGCATGTTGAACAACCCAAGTCTGATCAAGTTCTTGTGCGGTTTTAAATACCGCTTTCTCTCCTTCTGTGAGGAATGGTAAATGTTGTACCGAACCTTTATTGGTTATAATTGATGTCCAATTGGATTCGTTATTCTCCCCCTTCTCCTCTAGTAATTTTATAAGGTAATTATTCTTAACTAAAAAAGAACCAGCACGAGTTCTGTGTGTGTAAGCATTCGCCTTTGATGGTTCTATAGAAGGACTTGTACTCAAAATAACACCAGAAGATGCGTTAGGAGCAATAGCCATCAAGTGGGCGTTTCTACGACCACTACCCAGACCATCTGGATATTCTCCTCTTATTTCTGCAAGATGTTTTGTCTCCGCAACAGCCTCAGAGTTGATATGACTAAAGACCGCATTATTTATATTTCTGGCGGTCTCCGATTCCCAAGCTACACCATGTTTCTGTAATAAAGAGTGAAAACCCATTGCACCAAGGCCTATGGATCTTTCTCTATACGCAGAGAATCTGGCTCTCTTTATACTATCTGGAGCATTCTGAATAAAATGTTCTAAAACATTATCCAACATACGAACCAAATCCCTAACGATATTAGTATCTTTCCATTCTTCATAATACTCAAGGTTGAGGGAGGACAAACAACAAACCGCAGTACGATCTTTGTCTGTGGGTAAATGTATTTCATTACATAGATTGCTTCCCTGAATTTTTAAACCCAAGTCTTTTAATGGTTGAGGGAGATCTCTATTGGCGGTATCTATAAAATTTAGGTAAGGTTCCCCTGTTCGAAATCTCGTTTCTAAAATACGTTCCCACAATTTACGAGCGTTGACAGTATCTTTTATAGTATTTCCTTTAGGACAAACTAGATGAAAGTTTCTGTTATTTTTTACGGCTTCCATAAAATCATCACTAATATTGATGGCGTTATGGAGATTCAAAGCTTTACGTTGAACATCCCCAGTGGGGATACGCATATTAAGGAATTCGATTATTTCTGGATGGGAGACATCCATGTATGCCGCGTAAGAACCTTTCCGAGTTTTACCTTGACGATATGCGATCATATCCGCATCGACAGTATGTAAAAAGGGCATAGGGCCGGGAGCTATATCTGAAACTGATCTGACATCCGACCAATGACCTCCTACTCCACCACCCATAATAGACAACCATCTTAGTTCGGAAGAGTGCTCTATGAGTCCCTCGACTGTGTCAGGCACATAGGTGAGGAAACAAGATATCGGAAGACCCTTGTTTTTCTTTTTTATTCTGGGATTAGGGGCATTAGATAATACTGGAGAGGCAAACATGAACCATTTCTGACTCACATACTCATAGAGTCTCTGTGCGAGACCTTCTTCGAGTTCTCCATTATAGGTCGACCACGCTGTGGCAGCACGGGCATATGCGTTCTGAGGACTTATTTCTCCCTCTTGCATATAGAAGTCTTGTAACATTGATAGAGCATAGTCTGTAAGTAATTCATCTCTTTTTTTATTAATTCTTACAGACATTCAAATAGACTCCGAATTTAAATCATTAAAGGTAAGTCTCTTTCCTTCATTGATAAAAGATTTAATTGTGTCTAATATATATGAATTTTCTTTACTATAACTGGAGAAATTTTTAGATATTATGTGACTTCTTAGGGATAACTTGGGATCAGATAATAGGAATCTGTTCGAGGGAAGATCGTGATTTTCTTCCATAGGATCAAGGTTTACCAAGACAACCTCATCATGTTTTCCATAGTGTGCTTGAACAACACCTTTGGCTCCACCTATTGCGGATTCATCAAAGAAGACTACCGCCTTGTCTTCGATGTTCATAACAACGACTTTCATTTTGATAATTGACATTTCAATCCTCGCATAATTTAGTATGTATTATATCACAAAAGACAAAGAATGTAAAGAACTAAATTGAAGGATTTTCTCTTCTGTCAATCATTCTTTGTAATATAGGTGGTACATCCTTTCTTTTCTTTTTTCTGTCGTATTTTTTTCTAACGACAACTGTAGAACTATCATCTCCAGTTCCCACAACCGAAGTTGTAGATGTTGAGGCTGTTTCCTCAAAATTATCTTTCCACTGTTTAAATGTTCTCATTAATCTCTCTCCAATAAAATCATGTGATTTTGTCTGTCTGTTGCTGGATATATATACTCTTTTAATTTATGATACGGAAAATCTAGTTTTGTAAGATAGTGATCGACCAAATCTCTTGGATATATCTTATCTGTTTCTGACATGCATCGCACATAATCATCTACTAATATGTATTTTATATTTGCATTATTACACAGATTCAAATCTCTAGACATTGAATCTGTCCTATGATCACCATCAATAAAAACCATATCATAATTTTCTATCTCGTGGGGTTCTATAGAATGTGAATTTCTGTGAGAAAAAGTAAATCTCTCTCCGAAAATATTCTTAATTTTTTCCGCATTTACAAGGGTATGATCATACTGACCGATATCCACGGAATGTAAATTCAGTTCTTTCATTATACTCATGAAAGTATAAGAACTATGTCCATAATTAAAACCAATCTCAAATAAGTTATTGCAGTTAGTTTGTTTTAGTATTGCAGAAAAAATAAGACACGTTACCTCACTAGGAACAACATGACCCTCTCTTTTAGGCCAACCTTCGGTGAGAAACTCGCAGTCTTCGACGAGATTCATTTTTTTAGTTCACCTGTGGTTACATACATGGGTTGTTGAGATTTTATGTGTATTGCCTCATATATGTTTATACCAAAAATCTCACCACAAGGTTGAGAATTATCTTCAG